GCTTCTACGACGAGATGCGGGAGATGGCGACCGAGTTGCTGGGCGAGTTCCAGCAGGGCGTGGGCTCGCTGATCCGCGTGACCCCAGGCGCGCCGGACCCGGCCACACCGTGGGAGCCGGGCGTGCCTACCGAAACGACCTATGCCCTCGAAGCTACGGTCAGTCGGGTGGCGGAGAAGTATGTCGATGGTACGCTCATAGTCGCCACCGACAACCAAGTGATGTTCGCCGTACCCGAGGTGGTGCCAACGCTTGCCGACAAGCTCCTTATCGACGGGACAGTCCAAGTGATGAAGGACCTCCGGCCCATTCCCGGCGCCGGGGTGACGGTCGCCTACATCGCTTTCGTGGCGCGGTGACCCGTGGCCAATCGCTTCGACCAACTGATTGAGCAGTGGGACCCGGTCCTACGGCGCGCGTTCCTCAATGGCGTGTCGCAGATCCGGGACCAGGTGACGATCAAGGTCATCGCCGATCTGCTTGAGCGCGGAGACATCGGGGGAGCGGTTCGAACCGTCGCGCTCAACTCGGTATCGTTCAGGGCGCTCGACGCCGCCATACTGCAGGCATTCGAGGCCGGCGGCGTCTACACGACAGATCGCATCCCGGCGCTTCGCGAGCCCAGCGGTTATCGGTTGCGCGTGCAGTTCGACGTCCGGAACCTCCGGGCCGAGGAATGGCTTCGCGCGCATAGTTCGACGCTGATCTCCCGCATCATTGAGGACCAGCGGATCGCCATCCGCCAGCACCTGACCGCTGGCATGGAGGCGGGCCAAAGCCCTCGGGCTGTTGCTCTTGACCTTGTCGGCCGCGTCAACCGAACGACCGGGCGCCGTGAGGGAGGCGTCATTGGCCTCACCGCCTCTCAAGAGGAGTGGGTTCGACGCTATGCGGCCGAGCTCGCTGATCCCGCGCTGCTTCGAAATGCACTTGGCCGATCGCTGCGGGATCGCCGCTTCGACAGGTCGATCATGAAGGCGCTGCGGGACGGCACGCCGCTGCCGGCTGACATGCAGGCGCGGATGGTGACCGCCTATCGAAATCGCGCCCTCCGATACCGCGCCGAGGTGATCGCGCGCACGGAAGCCATGACCGCACTGCACCGCAGCCAGGTCGAGGCCTTCCAGCAGGCGATCGATGCCGGACAGGTGAACGAGCAGGCGGTGACCAAGGTTTGGCACTCCGCCGCCGACAAGAGGGTGCGTCACACGCATCAGGCGCTGCACGGTCAATCGGTCGGGTTCAAGGCGGAGTTCGTCAGCCCGAGCGGCGCGCGGCTTGCCTATCCCGGCGACTCGTCGGCGCCTGCGAGCGAAATCATCCAGTGCCGGTGCTGGATGGACATCAAGATCGACTTCCTCGCGGGGATCACCTGATGGCGGTTGCCAACCTCTCCTTCGCCGCCCAGGTCGACGACTGGGTGCGCGAGACCGAAGAGCGAATGACCGGCGTCTTTCGGCAATCCACGTCAGAAGTCATCTCGGAGATGCAAAGGCCGGTAGAAGAGGGCGGCAACATGCCCGTCGATCTCGGGTTTCTGAGCTCTTCAATTCAGGTCGGGGTCAACGAAGAGCCGGTGTCGGCAAGCCGCTCAGCCGATGGCCAGACGCATGCTTGGAACCCGGCCGCCGCAGATCTGGTGATTGCTGGCGCGGAGATCGGCGACACCATCGTTGCGGCCTACTCCGCGGAGTATGCGCCCTACGTCGAATACGGAGCGGAGGGGCGACCGCCCAGGCGTTTTGTCGGTCTGGCGGTGGCAGAGTGGCAGAAGATCGTCAGCCGGGTCTCTGCGCGGCTCAAGGCCCGCGTCAGCGGTTGGTAGGTTCGGCTTTCTCCATCGCGGCAACGAGCCCGAACTGAAGCAGGCCGATCATTTGGCGCGCGGCTTCAATGGCGCTGTTGCCCCGCGTGGTGGCGCCCCCGGCGTCGCCGAGCGCATGAACCGCAGCCACAAGCCGATCATGCACTTCGTTGTCAGTGAGCCGCTTCGTTTCACGCATGGCGAGCAAGGTAGATTGAATGGCGACCTCCGTCGAGACGAAGATCGTCGAGGCATTCTTCGCGCGGCTCGCGGCGCTTGTTCTGGCTCCGGCCCATCCGATCGCCTGGCCGAACGTCTCGTTCACGCCGCCGGCCGACAGCCGCTATCTGCGCGCGAATGAACTGCCGTCCCCGACGGTCGGGATCGCGCTCGCAACCGATGGGACCAACGAATACAGCGGCCTGTTCCAGGTCGACGTCTTCGGACCGCTCAACACCGGCGCGTCTGGCCCCAAGGAACTGGCTGGCGCGGTCGTCAAACACTTCAAGCGGGGCACGCGCCTCGATCGCGAGGGGCTGCGCATCGATGTCATGCAAGCCTCGATTGGACCAGCCTTGCGCGACGACCCTCGCTGGATGGTCCCTGTGACCATCCGCTACCGCGCCTTCGCCAACAACCTCTGACCCGGCAGCGCCGGCTTCCTCAGCCCTGAAAGGACTCTCGACATGGGCATTTCCACCTCTGCCGGTACGAAGATCTCCATCGGCACCACTGCCGTCGATCCGACGACCGACACTTTCATTGAACTGGGCTCGGTCACGGACATCGGCGAATTCGGCCGGGTCTATTCGGAGACCACCTTCACGTCGCTTGGCGATCGTAACGTCCAGAAGTTCAAGGGCTCGCGCAACGATGGCAACATCCAGCTGCAGCTCGGCAAGGATACGTCCGACCTCGGCCAGCAGGCGGCCCTCGCGGCCCTCGACGTTGATGCGGATTACAACTTCAAGATCGTCCCGAACGACGCGGCGGCTCCCCAGAGCGCCGGTGTCACCATCTCGATCGCTGCGCCTGGCGTCGTCACGCACACGGCCCATGGCCTGCCTGTCGGCACGCCGATCAAGTTCGCGACCACGGGCGCTCTGCCGACCGGCCTGACTGCCGGCACGACCTACTACGTGAAGTCGGTTCTCTCCGCCGACACCTACTCGGTTGCCGCAACCCCGACCGGCACCGCCATCACGACGACCGGTTCCCAGAGCGGCACCCAGACGGTCACCACCGTTCCGGCACCGACCACGATCCTGTTCAAGGCGAAGGTCATGTCCTTCACCACCAACATCGGCAATTCCGAGCAGATCACCGGTTCGAACATGACACTCGGCATCAAGTCGGGCTCGATCCTCGAAACCCCGCGTCTGCCGTAACCGGAGCACCACATGAACAAGCCAGTGAACCCCGGCGAGGTCCGCATCACCCTCGCTGGGCAGGATCGCGTCCTCCGGTCCAGTCTTCGCGCCGCGCGCGCCGTTTCCGCAGGGCAGGATGGCTTTGTCGGCGCTCTTCAGCGGCTCTCCCGCTACGACTTCGACGCCTTCGTCTCGATCATCGCCGTCGGCCTCAGCGTTGAGCCCAGTGAAATCGAGGAAGCCATCTATGAGACGGGCCTCCAAGACCTGATCGACCCGGCTTCGAAGTACGTCGGCTACCTGATGCGGGGTGGCCAAGAGGCGAAGAAGGGCGACGGTGGAGCCCCAAAGGGAAAGCCGTAAGCCAGGAGGATTACCACTCCTGGCTCTTTCGGATCGGTACCGGCTGGATCGGTTGGACCGAAGACCAGACCCTCGACACCTCCATGCCTGCGATCGTCGCGGCTTACGAGGGCAGGGTCGACATGATCAACGCCATCTTCGGCGGGACGCCCAAGAACGAAGAACCAATGTCCGGCGAGGACGTCGTCCAGGCCTTCAGGGCAATGAAGTAGCGAAGCGAGCGGTGACATGAGCGACATTGCAACCCTCGGCATTCGCGTCGACAGTCGAGAGGCGAATTCTGCCACTCGCGAGCTCGACCGGCTCAAGCAGGCCGCCGGCGGGGTTGAGAACGCCACGCGCCGCATGGAGCGCGGTGCAACGACCGCAGCGGCAGCGACACGGAATCTCGCCGCGAGCGCCAGCCAGGCCAATGTCGCCCTTCGAGCCATGGCGGGCGCATTCGCGGGCAGCATCATCGGCAGCGCCGCCATGGGGCTGCTTCAGCAACTGCCACAGCTGTTCCGGGACACGATCAAGGAGGCGGGTGACCTTCCCGACATCGCGACGAACCTTGGCCTAACGACGCGGGCTCTTCAGGAACTCCAGTTCGCTGCCAAACGCAGCGACCTTGATGTCGGCACGTTCCTGGATTCGCTGGAGCAGTTCAATCAGAAGTCGAGCCAGGCCGCGCGAGGCGTTGGAGAGCTCGGCAAGGTCTTCAAGGTCAACGGCGTCGCGATCAAAGATGCCTCTGGCAATCTTCTGCCTGCTACCGAGCTACTGAAGCGCTATGCCGACCTCGTCGCCAATGCTAGGAGCCCACAGGACCGCCTGAACCTCGCTGTCATGGCTTTCGGCAAAAGTGCTGGGCCGGACATGGTCAAGATGCTGAGCCAGGGTTCAGCAGGCATCAACGACCTCATGGTGGAGGCAGATCGCGCGGGCGCCGTTCTGGACGACTCGCTGATCGCGAAGGCCAAGGAGCTTGACGACCAGTTCAAGCGCGCTGGCGAGACCATGTCGACGGCATTCCGCGGCTTCGCCGTTGAGGTCGCGCCGTATGTCGTTGAGGGGCTGGAGCAAATCTCCGACATCCTCAAGGACATCACCTACACGCTGGCCCAGCTAAAGCAGGGCAATTTCTCGGAAGCGCTGGGTATTACGATCGGCGGCACGGCTGCCGAGGCGTCGGCACTCCGCTCCCTTAAGGTTGGCACTGCCGATCGGTCGCTCTCACAGGGCCAATACGACGAGTTCTTCAACTCGGTGCATGGGCGCCAGCCGCTGGACGCTGGCACCATCTACGGCAACGGCCGGCCAACCAAACTGCCACCTGCGCCCGCAAGCCCGAAGAGTGCCGCCGAGCGCGGCGCCGAGTCCTGGCAGCGCTCTGTCGCCGACATGGAGAAGCAAATCGCCCTCCTGAAGGCAGAGGCGGACACCTATGGCCTCTCCGCTGCCGCGCAGGAAAAGGCCCGCGTCACCACTGAACTGTTGGCGAAGGCCCAAGCTGCCAACAAGCAGGCGGGCCTTGCCAACACCGAGGCGACCGCCGCGCAGACGGCGCAGATCGAGCAACTGGCCAATGCCGCCGCCGACGCCACCCAGCAGCTTGAGGACTTGGCCAATCAGCGCGAGGCGGCCAGCTTCATCGCCTCGACCTTCTACGATGCAGTCACCGGGGCGGACAGTCTCACCGAGGCGGTCGACAACATCACGAAGGCTCTCATTCAGGCGGTGCTGCAAGCTTCGTTGCTGGGCGATGGGCCCCTTGCCGGCATCTTCGGCACCAAAGAGGGCGGGGGGCTGTTCTCCATGATCTCTAAAGCGGTGGTGGGGAGCTTCAGCGGCGCGCGTGCGAACGGTGGCCCGGTCAGTGCTGGCAGGGCCTACCTGGTCGGTGAGAAGGGGCCGGAGCCCTTCATCCCTGATCAATCGGGTGTGATTCTTCCTAACTCGTCGATCCGCACGGCCAACGACAACGGCGGTGCCGGCGGCGGGGCAGTCGTTCAGATCGTTGACCAACGGTCGGCCGGGTCTCCCGATGTCGAGCAGCAGCGGTCGACGGGCCCGAATGGCGAGCAGATGCTGCGTCTTCTGATCCGCGAGGAGCAGGCCAAGAACATCGCCGGCGGCCGGATGGACAGCGCACAGCGCGCGCGGTTCGGCAATCAACCTCGGAGATCCTGATGGTTGCCTCGTGGCCTCTCACAGCTCGCATGAGCCCGGACACCGACGCCTACACCGAGGCGCGGCAGCCCAACCGGATCACCTTCGAGCCGGAGGTCGGCCCGCCGATCGATCGCCGTCGCGGTACAGCCGCTGGAACGCTCGTCACGATCCGCTTCACGGGTATCACGGATGCAGAGCGTGAGACGTTCGAGGACTGGTATCGCGACACGCTGTTCGACGGGGTGCTGCCGTTCAACTGGGTGGACCCCGTTAGGGGTGTCGCCGCGACCTACAAGTTCACGAAGGACGTCTATCAGCTGGCAGCACATGACCAGAAGTTCGACCTCTCCTTCCGGCTTCTCCGGCTCCCCTGATGGCCAAGCAACGAAGCGTATCAGCCAGCCTCCGTCGAGAGCTGGACAGCCAGGAGAGCGGCGAGGCGCTTCTGGTCTTCATGACCATCACCAATCCCGACGTGAACGACATCATCCGCGTGGTCTCGGACTCGGTCGACTACCTCTGGAACGGCGACCGCTACATCGGCTTCTGGTTCGACGCGTCGCTTCTAAGCGATGACGACTCGCCGCCGCAGGCACAGATCAAGGTGCAGAACGTCGACGCCAAGATCGGCCTCGCGCTCCAGGCGGTAACCCGTCCCTGCCGCGTGCAGATCGATGTCGTTGCCGCCTCGCAGTTCGATCAGACGGTCGTGCCTCGCGTCGAAATCGATGCTCCGGCCATCGTCGAGTATTCCGCCAAGCACCTCTACCTGACCAACGTCGACGTCAACGTGATGGAAGTCATGGGGACGCTCTCAAGCTGGAATTACTCCCAGCGGTCATGGCCTGGCGTTCGCGCCACGAAATCACGCTGCCCGGCGCTCTTCATCTGAGGTTTCAATGACCGATTGGATTCTGCCCAACTCCGGCACGCCGGGGCCCGTCACTGGTGATGTCTACATGGATGCCGTGCAGGCGAAGATTGCGCGGGCGAGCCAGGGCATAAACATCCAGCTTTCCGGGATCGGGGGCACCGCCAACAACATCACGGCTACGCTGGACCCCGCCCCGATCTCCGGCCTCGCGAATGGGATGCTATTCGTCCTGCCAGTCAGCGTGGCGAACACCGGCGCCGTGACGTTGGCCATCAATGGCGGAGCGGCGGCCAACGTCGTGGATCTTCTGGGCTCGGCCCTCACCGCCGGCCGCTTCCCGGCTGGCTCGCGCCAGCTTCTGACCTATTCCGACGGCGCGTTTATCGCCATCGGCGACTCGCGCATCGTCACCAACATCCTCGACTACCAAGCGTTCACGACCTCAGGCACCTGGACCAAGCCTGTCGGCACGCCGGGCAATGCCTGGGTATTCGTGGAAGGCTGGGGCGGCGGCGGTGGCGGGCGGACCAACTCCGGCACGAATGGAGGCGGCGGCGGTGGCGGCGCTTATCGCTCCCGCATGTTCCGTGCTTCGCAGATTCCGTCGTCAGCGCCGGTCATCGTCGGCGCCGGCGGCGCTGTGAACAGCGACGGGACGAACTCATCCTTCGGTTCGCTCATCGTGTTCACTGCCGGAAAGACCGGATCTGATAGCACGACAGGCGCTGTCGTCGGCGGTGTCGGCGGCGAAGGCGGCAATGGCGGTGGTTACACGGCCGGGGCTTCGGGCGGAGCTTCTGCATCGAGCAACGGCGGCCGGGGTGGCGACAATGGCGGAGGCGGCGGAGGCGGCTATGCGACCGTAACGGCTGGAGCCGGCAACGCGAGCGCAAACGGCGGCGACAGCTACTACGGTGGCGGCGGCGGCGGCGGTCTCGCCACCGTGGCGGGGTCGGGTACGGCGAGCGCAAACGGCGGCGCCAGCATTGCGGCGGGCGCGGGTGGCGCTCGTGGTCAGGCTGGCTTTACCCCGGCAGGCGGCGGTGGCCGTGGCGCGGCAGGAGCGCGCGGCGAAGTCCGTGTGTGGGTGGTGGCATGACCTACGCTCAGATCATCAATGGGATTGTCGTCGCCCGCATCGAGGCGACCGAGGAATTCATCGCGACGCTTGAGGGCGAATGGGTTCATGACGTCCAGTTCGCAATGC